CCTTACACCTACATAGACCAAGCCACAGGAAATTACGGCACAATCAAAGTAGATGATGATCGTGGTGTTTCTTGGGCTGGTTACGCCATCCGTGACGATTGGGTGTTAATGTCCGATGGCGCAACTAATGTCGGCATTTACAACGACACCGATAACGAATGGGCTATCAAGTGTATCAGAAACGCTGAAGTTGAATTATACCATAATGGTTCTGTGAAGCTGGAAACTAGCTCAAACGGCATAGAAATGTCGGGCCAAATAGATATGAACAACAACGACATCTATGGATGCGATCAGTTGTTCCACCACGGCGATACCAATACATACATGCAGTTTCATGCTGCCGATCAGTGGCGCGTTGTTGTCGGTGGATCAGAGCGCCTAGAGGTTAAAAATTCATCTCCGCATGTTTTGGTTTCTGGCGATTTAAACAGCACATCTGATGAGCGTTTAAAGAAAAACATCAAGCCGATTGATAATGCGCTTGCTGATATTTGTCAGCTTGAGGGTGTCACATTTGATTGGCGGGATACTGGCACTCAGGGCCAAGGCTTCATAGCCCAGCAAGTTGAGCCAATCATTCCAGACGTTGTGAATACTGACGAAGATACTGGCATGAAATCTATCAACTATGTCGGCCTTATTGGTCATCTAGTTGAAGCAATTAAATCTCAGCAAACTCAGATTGATGATCTGAAAGCTGAAATCCAATCCATGAAAAGCTAATAGCGAAAGGAAGCGACGATGGCTATTCAGATAAGCGGCACAACGGTCGTAAATAACTCAAGGCAATTGCAAAATATTGCGAGCTTAGACAGCACCACAACTAACACAATTGCGGCGGCTGCGGCGGGTGGTATCGGTTTTACCTCTGGCACAAATTTGTACTATGAAAACGATTTTGTCTCTACAGATCAATATGTGTTTCCAACAGGTGAGGGTGATTATCAAGCAATTGTTGGAAACGACAGAAGTGGTAGCTCAAACTGGTATATTTACTTGCAGTACACGAACCCAAGTAGAATACGAGGCGGTTGGTACTCTGGAAACAATATGTTTGGATATTGGGAAAACGGGGTCAATAAATGGAGGCAGTATAAACAGCAAGATAACGTGTCAGTATATCAATCTGGAAATACTATAATGACTGGCAATTTTGTATATGGCCGCACTGTTCTTTTCCGGCTTTCTTTAGGCTCTGGAACTGATCAGGTTAGATTTTACACTGCGTCTAACCAATCTGGTGGCAACCTCTCTGTGATAGGAATTTCTTAATGTACATTACTTATTATACCGACACTGGTAGAGTTAAAGGTTTCTCGCAAGCGGAAGAAAATGCAATAGCGAGCGCCAGAGCATCAAACGTAAATTACATTTCTGCACCTGATAATTTTGATGGTGATACTGGCTCTTGGAAAGTTGAAAATGGGGCGTTGGTTGCATACGATAATTCAACTGAGGTTGCAGAGGCTAACGCTAAAGGCCACCGCGCTGATCTTTTAGAAATGACAGATTGGTGGGCTGTCTCAGACCGCACAATGACATCTGAGCAAACGGCTTACCGTCAGGCTTTGCGCGATATAACCACCCATGCGAATTGGCCTAATTTGGCCGATAGCGATTGGCCGACTAAGCCAGAGTAAATGTTAGGTTTTACCCCATTAGCCGCAGGGCCAATAGCAAGTAGCGGAACTCAAGATTATATCTTTGAGGTAAATGCCGGTACGTTTGCGGTAAGTGGGCAGGGCGCAGCAAAACTTATAACTGAGTTTGTTCCTGACGGTCAGTACGTTCTAAACGGCAGGGCGGCTGCGTTTACCAAAACGATGAATGTGGATCTGGCGGCAGGATCTTTCGCTGTCGCTGGTCAAGATATTATCTTTGAGCTTGGTTTTGGTCTGATTGCTGAGAGCGCATCATTTGCTCTTACCGGCCAAGATGTAACGCTGCAAAAAGCGTTAAACGAAAGTTTAGCGAGCGGATCGTTTGCTCTTACTGGTCAAGATGCAGATGTAAATGCGCAGTTTAACATCACAGCCGCCTCTGGCTCATTTGCTTTGACCGGCCAAGAAATTACTGAAAAAATCAGTGAAGTATTTGACGCTGGAAGCTTTACCTTAACGGGTCAAGACGCGGCGGTTAATGCGCAGTTTAACATCTCTCTGGCATCTGGATCTTTTGCGACTACCGGCCAGAATATTACTGAGGATATATCTGAGGCTGTAGAGGCTGGCAGCTTCGCTGTAACGGGCCATGCAGCACCCATGTCGTTCAATCTGAGCGTAGATGTGCTGTCTGGCTCTTTCGCATCCACAGGGCAAGCTGTGACGCTGCAAAAGGCGCTTAGGTTTGACGCCTCTCACGCACTATTCTTTGTTACCGGCCAATCTATAACTGAAGATATAACAGAATTTACACCGGCTGGCGTGTTCACATATTCTGGGCAAGATGCGTCATTTAGCATTGCGATGAATACGCAGCTTGATGCTGGATCCTTCGCGGCAACTGGTAATGTCATCCCATTTAAAAAGGCGATGAATGTTGACCTTGCGAGCGGTTCGTTTGCGCAAACCGGCAATACTGCTCTGCTTAGGCTTGGCAATAGAATGCAAGCCGATAGCGGCGCGTTTTCGTTAGCTGTTTTTGATGTGACGATAACCAAAGCTATGACTGTGGATCTTACAAGCGGATCGTTTTTATATTCTGGGTTTGACGTTAAAATAAGAGGTTGGTTGGAACCGTTCCAAGCAACAGAAGTTTATACGGTACAAACGGTTGCTAGTGAAACATGGACTGAGGCCGCGTAGCGTGGTACATTGCGCACAACAAAGGATGTAAAATATGGCTGTAAATACCACAAATTATAAGTTTAATAAGCCGGTAGTGGGCGCAGATAGCGATAGCTGGGGCGGTGAGTTAAATGAAAATTGGGACAAAGTAGACAGCCTTTTATACGGGGCGTCTTATACTGATGGAGACAGCCAAACCGTAGAGCGCATACAGCCTGATCTATCGCAGGGAAATTGGGCTGTAAACGGCACAGCGATTACGGCTACGGCTGCGCAATTAAATAATATTCCCTCTGCAATTACTGGTGCTGCAACGTCTATTACGAGCAGCAACTTAACAACTGGACGGGTTCTTATTTCAGACAGCAATGGAAAAGTTGCGGTATCTTTAACGATCACTGATACAGAGTTAAGCCGTTTAAATAACGTCAGCAGCAATATTCAAACTCAATTAGATGGGAAGCAGCCCACTATAACGGGCGCGGCTACAACAATTGATGGATCTGATTTAACAGACAATCGTGCAGTTATATCAAATGCAAGCGGCAAGGTCGCAGTTTCACCCGTATCGTCTACTGAGCTAGGGTATTTAGAAGGTGTTTCGTCCTCTATACAAACACAGATCAATGGCAAGTTTTCTACTGGTGGTGGCACTTTAACTGGCAGTTTGAACGTGGGTGCTGGAAACCAACTTTACACAAATACAATTTCAGAAGTATCAGATCATGCAGGCGTAACTATTGATGGCGTTCTTTTAAAAAATACCACCGTTACCGCAAATAGCCATTATATTTCTGGTGGCACTGGTGGGGATTGGCAAATTGTAAAGTCTGGAACAACTTTGCAGTTTAAGAATGGCTCAACGGTTTTGATGACTTTAGATAGTAGTGGCAATTTAAGTGTGGCTGGAAATGTAAACTCTAACGCAACCCTGTAATCAGGATCGGTAAATGACTTTAGTACCCTTAGATATACCCGCAGGATTTTACCGAAATGGCACTGATTTAGAGCAAACTGGTAGATGGCGTGATGGCAGTTTAGTTCGCTGGCGTGATAACAGCTTGCGGCCTGTAAAGGGGTGGCAAACCAGAAAGGCTAGTTTTGCATCAAATACGTTGCGCGGTATGCATTCTTGGGAAGCAAACGATGGAACAGCCTATATCGCTGGTGGCTCTTACAATGAATTGAAGTTGATGAATGGCGGTGGCACTCTTACAAATATAACGCCAAGCAATCTTAACAATGTATCTGCGCGGCGCGTTCCTGAGTTGGAGCGTGGCGCTGTAATCACGGGTTATGGCTACGGTGATTATGGTGAAAATGAATATGGAACAGCGCGGCCTAATGACGGTAACTTTGATGAAGCTACAACTTGGTCAATAGATAATTGGGGCGAAGATTTAATAGCATGTTCTTCATCAGATGGCAGAATTTGGTATTGGGATAAATCAGCCAATCCCTCTACGGCTTCTGTCCTGACAAACGCGCCAACTAAAAATTTAGGTTTAGTCGTCACAGAAGAACGTTTTATTTTTGCTCTGGGCGCGGGTGACGATCCCAGAAAGGTTCAGTGGTGTGATCGTGAAGCAAACACTGTATGGACGCCAGCAACAACAAATGAAGCTGGCGATATTCTGTTACAAACCTCTGGGCAAATCATGCAGGGGATTAGAACACGCGGTCAAACTTTAATTATTACTGATGTAGACGCTCATACCATGAGATATTTGGGGCCTCCATATGTGTACTCAAATCAAAGAGTGGGAACCGCGTGTG